CTTTACTGCTCTGAGCTGACCATTTCCATGACCATTCTTAGCGCGTAAACCGTATTCAGCAATCAAAAGCTGCTTCATACTATCGCCAGATTTGGCAAGAGTTTCCGTACGGAAAGGACGCAAATAATCAATAGACCACAAATCGTAGTCAAAGAAGTATGCGGTTTCCGCGAGCGAAAAACGATTAGGAACAATCTTAAACGTACCAAAGTCCGTAACCAGAACATCAACTGCGTTTACAGCGGTTGCGGCTTTGTCGCTAGACCCTATATCTTTACGGAGATCGGCAACCGTAGCACCACCAACAGCCGATGAACTTATCGTCTGCTTGGTAGCGGCATCACACATGATTACATCAGGTGTTCCACCCAAATCCCAGATACGAGATATAACTGCATTTATGCCAGCAAGAGTAATCGCTAGAGCAGAGCCGGCAGCAGTAGTTGGATCAGTCGTACCATCAGGACCGACAGAGCCAGCACCAAGATTAGCAAGACCAACAACAGTAGCTTGGCTACCATCCATAACGGTTGAAGTACCGACAACAGGCGTACCCATCCATGCACCAACAGAAGCAGTTTCTCTAGCCGTGCTAGAAGCGCCGATGGTTTTTAGAGTGTCATCTAAAAGCATCTTCTCCATATCACGCTTCATTTCTTTGGCGCGTTTGGCTAGCTGATAAGCCTGAGTTGATTTTCGACCAGCAAAATCGACGGCCTCAGCGGTTCCTGAACTTTGAACCTGAACTGCCGAAATTTGACTAAAATTAGTCAAACGTCTTGGCTCCGTTGCAGCAGTTGAGGCATAGTCATCACCTTCTTTCTGACGGTTATTTCCAGCGGCACTCAATTCGTCTGTCTGCCATTCAAAGGTCGTATTGTCACAAGATCCTTTGCCTACTGAACTGAGAAATGGAGTGTCCATTGGACTAATATTGTATATAATGTTACTTAGGTCTTCCCTGATGCCTACAGCACCATAGGTTTCCCTAGTGTTTGCGGGAACTGCCATAGCATTTCCTCCTTAGTTAAATGTCTACGAAATCCTCTAGGAGTGCGGACGCATCATCTAGATGCCCCGTACCCGAGAGACGCTTCATTTGGGCTCTACGCTGAGATTTCGCCCCCTGTGATTTCTTCGTTCCTGTACCGGCCCTCACAACCTTTGGCTTGTTTCTTACTTTCTTGGCTTTAACATCAGCCTTTTGTAGCGCATCATACTTCTGCGCTTTCATAAGAACCATTAGGGATCTGTGGTCTACAAGACCCCCTATCTCCTCCGGTGTGTATCCACGGTCAATCGCGTATGCTCTCAGTTCTGTAGCAAGTTTTTTCTGGGTCGCCGGCTCGCCCCATTCGGGCACCTCCGCCACCAGCTTTCCATGCTCTTCCTGTAGCACATACTTTTTAACCTGTTGCATTTCAGCTTCTTGCTGCTGCTGAGCTTGCTGAGCCTGATGCTGATTCTGGCGCACACTCTCTTGTATCTCTCGATACTCGTCGCGTTTAGTAATGTATTCTATGGGGTCATCAGTCTTGAGGGTTTCCCAGTCTATATTACTATACTGCTCCAAACCAGCCATGGAACTTTGGATCACTTGGGTTAATGCTTCTGCGTATTGCTGACGCTCCTGTTGCAGCGCGGATAGCTCAGAGTAATACTGAGACTGAGTTGTCTCTATATTTCTTCGTTCCTCTGCTAACTCTTGCGTCTTCTTGGTGTAGTCTGAGTGGCGGGAATAACCGCGGATCAGTTCATCTTCAGATACCTCTGTGTCCTCACCGTTTACCTTTACAGTATAAAGTGTGACCTCATCGGACTCTTCAGTTTCCTCATCCTCATCGGTTTCCTCATCCTCATCAAACTCTTCGCCCTCTTCTTCTTCCTCATCGGGCTGCTCCTCTTCCAATGATTCGTCTTGAGTTTCCTCAATAGACTCTTCTTCTTCGGTAGGTTGCGCCTCCTCAGTTGCCAGCGTTTCCTCTACAGGGTCCAGCAAACCTAGAAGTGCTTCTTGCGCCTCGTCTATACTTCCTCCGGGCGCTGGGGGTGGCTGTAATCCAGCCGGTTGCTGCTGCGGGGCATTTTGCGTATCCGCCATGTCATGTTCCTCTTATCAGATGAATGGGTGTTGCTTCTCCAGCATCTTAGCCATTTGTCCAGTTTCTAATATGGATTTGAAATGACTATGAATCCTTTCGAGCAATCGCATCGCAAGCCAGATTGATTCTCTGGCTTCCAACTCTGTCGAGCCGCTGTGTTCCCAGCGGTTCATTAAATCTTCTTTTAGTATATTAAATGCTTCCTCGTACAACGGGTCGGTTAGAATTCTGTTTGCGTGTTCTTCCCTTTGTGTACTCATGTTGCTCCTATTGCTACGGCTCGTTTCTGCTCACGCTCCAGCTGTAGTTCTGCAACTTTAAGCTGAGCGTCAACAGCGTCTTTCTGCGCCTCTTGTTGAATTTTCTGCATTTTTACCTGCACATCCGCAGCCTTTATCTCAAGCTCTTTCTGTTTAAGCTGCATCTCCATCTGGGCCATTTGCTCCTCTGGAGTTGGTCCTTCTGGCTGCTCTGGTTCCATCTCGGCGGGGTTGGTCAAGTAATCATCAACATTCTGAAAACCCATTGCCTTTATCATGGCCGAGCCCAGGTTGTACATATTCTGCTCGGTAACAATTTGCAGGCCACCCTGCATTGCTTCACTAGCAAACTGTATCATCTGACTGATGTGCATCATCTGCTGATCTTTGCTGCCACTACCTAGAGCCACAGACACAGTACAATCATACTTATCCCGCCATACATCAGGGCGTACCGGAATCCACTCATTACGCAACATAACAACTCTTTTCTTGTCTTGGTTTTTGTGTAGTAGCTCATATATCCTTATCATTAAATCTTTGACGCCCGTTTCCGCAAAGTTTCGGGCCACCAGTTCTACCCTGCTCTGAGCCGCCGACATCACCGCGTTGACCGCAGTAGCTGTAGTGTGGCTGGTTAGAGCGTTCTCGTTCATCCCCTGAGACATCTTAGACACCCCAGCTCTTGACTCCCTCACGCCATCCAGATACTCAAGCATCTGGAACGAATAGGGTTGCAGGGCAGGGGTAGCGAGGGGCGTTACGGCATTGGGTGATTTTACCC